AGCTGTCTCAGTTAGATCAGTGATTGCAACATTCTCTGTACCAGTAGCAACTGTAGCGGAGTATACATCAATGTCAGGCTCACCAGTTGTAGGAGTCTCAAAACATTCCAGATGCCCCGCAGCAATTGTACCATTTAGAGCAGCAGTAATTTGCCCTATATGACAGTTAGCTTCGTCATTTTCACCAATAATGTCAGCGGCGGCAGCGGAAGATAATCCAGTCAAATCTATAAGAATCTCAGTTTTGATTAAATCTCCTGCATATGTTACATTAGCCTTATAAAGACCACCTGTAGCACTAGAAATACCACTACCGGGAGACATGTTCTGCATCCTGAAGGCAGTCTCATCGGTACTACCGAAAAGAAGTGTCTCAGCATCAGCAAAATAGTTCCAGTCATAGCCTAATGCAGTCCGGGCTAGTTCCCTAGTATCTCCAGTTACATCAGATAGTTTAAACGTATGTTTAGTCATTATATTTTTTCCTCATTTATGAATGATAAGCTGTTCACATCATCTTGAATATTTCGATTTGTGCGCCATATGGCTTGCTTGATTGATTTCTTCAAAGCATCTGTTGCAGAACTATTGGGCACCGAAGCTTCTAGTAGATTCATAACTTCGCCTACCAGTCTTTTAGTTTGGACATCTAAACTCTGCAACGCACCATCTGTATACACACTTCTCATTATTCACCATTACATTACTTTACATTCAGGCGGGGGCTCCCCCCGAAGGAGGAGCCACCCCAATAATACCTAATTACGCACTCAAGTCACCAATCTTCGCATGGACATCGAAACGGTGTGCCCGTAACTCACCCATTGTGTAGAGTAGACCACGAACTACCAACGCATTAGCTGCGAAGTAGTCACGGTTTTCGATGTACTGAGTAGGCTGTGCTACCGCAATTTCAAGGTAGTCTGTGTCCAAAATGTAAATATTGGAACCTAGAACCGCATCAGCCGTAGAAACTGACTTAGGTGTGTCAGCATCTGGCAGAATTGGAATACCTTGGTAAGTAGCAAGAACAAGACCAGTTCGAGTGCCGGGGAAGGTCTTTTCAGAACCTACACCAACCTGATACTCTTCCTGTCCCATGTACCTCTGCTGAGAGTTCAAAAGACGCTCAAGCTTGAAGTACTGATCGTGACCCATGATGATAAGTTTTGGCTCACCACCATTTTCACGAATCTTCTGGATACCTGTGTCCAGTAAGTTCAGTGAGAGGTCTCGTGATACACCAGCGTTAGTCTGAACGCTAGCAGCAGCATCCCAAGTACCTGCCACCCTATCTGAGATAGTTAGGTCGTAGGCTCTTGTCTCTGATGCCGCTCCACCCGTGTCCTGAGCATCCTCTGAAACGATATCGTCTAGAGAAGTAAAGCCCGCACGACTGTAGATGTACGCTGCGTCACCGTCAGCAAACGCAGTTCCTGTCGCAATGGTAACAGCACCAGATGAGGTGTTGACTGCTGAAATCGCAGAACCGCTTGTCCTGTCCTGTCCAGTACCTGTGTCATGCTGGGATACTGCATCTCCAATATGGAAATTAGAAGCCACTCCTGCTGGTACTGTAAAGGAGGTTGTACTACCTGCGGAAACCAAGTAGGCTCCAGCAGAAGTTAGTTCTTGGTTCAACTCTTTGAGGTGATCCTTCTGAGCCGCTTCACTTTCGACGGCAAGAACGTCCCCAATACCACCTTCCAAACCAGCCGTAAAGACTGACTTGACTGATGCACCGAAGGTCGTTGACACTATACGTGGCAGTGACGAGACTACTTCGATGTTGGATACGTCTACGGTTGGGATTGAACCCGTCTCTGTGACCGGTCGTGATCGGTTGTCACCACGGTCTGTACGAATCCTCCAACCAACTGTGCTACCCCAGACATTTCTGGGGAGAGCGTTAAACACACGAGTCTGGTTGTTTAGTGCTGTCCAGACCTTTCTACCATACGTGGCTGTGAATACGTTAGTACCCGTACCATCCACAGTATGATAAGTTTGCTTCGCCATATAGTCCGGGCCAAGAATAGACTGACCTAGACCTCTATTTGACTGAGCAATAAATTCACTAATTGAGATTGCCATTATTACTTATCCTCCGTTGTTAGGAAAGAAGTTCAGTCGGGATACCTTCGGTATCACCTGACTGCACTCGCTCTTGTAGAACTCGAAGCTCTTTGAAAGAGAGCTTAGAAAGCTGGTCAACTACATCTTCAGCCTGTCCAGCTTTGGATATAAAGGTCTCACTTTCGATACCAAGAGTCTCGTCCGGAATGATTTTAGGGGCTGCAAGCCCGTTTTCCTCTCGGAATCCCATTCGTTCGAGCCTATCAATAACCTGAGTATCCGAAGACTTTTGAATGCCTTCTTGATAACCAGCTACTTGCTTCTGTAGTTCTTCGAGTTGTTTCTTCATTGCTATGATTGCATCCTTACCTTCCTCGTCATCATCCCTGCCATCACGACTTCTGGCTCTTCGCCTCTCGTCGTCATCGTCGCCATCGTCGGCGCGCTTAGAAACAATAACATCCTGAGCATCCGCAGTCGGAGTACCCTTTGCGTTATCAACGGTCTCAGAACCGTCATCGGCGTTGGAGTCACTTAACTTGGTGCCACCAACTTTTTTCTCTTCTACATCAATGCCAACCTCGTTATCTGACTTTATCATTGCTATAACTTCCTGAGCTACACCTTTAATGAGAGCATCATATTGCTCCTCTTCGGCTAGCTGAAGGTCTTCTTCGTACTCATAATCTTCTGCTTTTTCAAGTCGGGCTTCCATCTTCTGTAGCACATCGGCTACAGCAGACAACCCTAGGGTATTACCCTCAAGCTGCGTCTGGATTTGCTCCAGTACATCTCCATTTTCTGCCATATCTTAACCTCCAATAAAGGTTCTTATTATGTAATTTTACATAAAGTTGGTCTAAGCCACCCCCGACTTTATACAAAAAAGTATCTGAACAGTAAACTCTGCTCAGTATATTATACTCATGTTATAAAAAAATCATACTGTAAATATAATTATTCGATGATTTCGGGTATCTTACCGTTTGTTATAAGTTTCAGGACATCATTTCTAAGTGCATAAAGATGTTGCTGAGTAAGTTTTTTCACCTTCTCGCACTGGGTTCCCTCTGGTAACGAAGCTTCTATTACATCTAATATCTGCCCAACTGTACGCGAGTGCCTACCCATTAACCATTCTTGGTTTGCTGTTACTTGCTCCGCTAAATTCATATGATTTCCCCTTTAACCTAAAGCTCCACCTACTGTATCTTATAAGAGCTTTGAGTTAGTTTACCTTTCTATAGTAACCTTTGACTTGTCGATATCTATTAGTCTTAGGGTCTAATTTAGCATATGGGTTTACCCACTCCGAAGCACTTTCTATATTATACTCATCTTTTCTGATTGATTCCCTTATATCTAACTTGAGCGTCTCTAGTTTAGCGAGGTTATTTAGTATGTTAGCCGTTAGCTGACTCACAAAATTAATCAATATTTAATTCCTCCCCCATACTTCTGGTAATTCCAGCTCAAACTCTGAATCTTCATTATCATATCGGTCTAAGTAGATAACTTCTTTTCCTACTTGCCCGTACTCAGGATGGAAATACAAAACTATCTGCTTAGGTTTAGTTATCACATTTAACCGGCTAATAGTATATTCATCCCCACCTTTCATTGTACCGCAAATATGCAAACTTCCAGTCCCAATATCTATCTCATCTACTCTGTGGAAGTGTCCTAGTAATACATCGTCAAAGGATGAGGATATATTGAACTCATCATCTGCTATAAGCTGCGTCTTATATTGCAAGACGGAACGCAGAGCGGTAACTGTCCGAAGTATGGTAGCTGTAGCCCCACCGCCACCGATAGAATCTCCATGCATCATCAATATATTTCTATTGGCTATGTTGCTAACATGGCTCACGGATTTAGGAATCTCAAAGGTGATATTAGGCTGCTTAGAAACAAACACAGCTACCCACTGATATAGCATGTAGTCCCAATCCATGTACCTGTCTTTTGATGGAATCTTTCTTGTCATACGACCATGATTTCCTACCACACAAGGTACTTTGATCTCGTCAAAGTGTGGTGCAAGGAACATCAGGGCTTGACTTATGATCTTCGCTCCGTACATCATCTGCATCATACAATTATCTATATTAGTCCGGGCGAGTTCTTCGTGGATATCCCCCGAAACCATATCACCTAACATAGGAATAACTAACTCATCCACATCACAAATGTTACGCCTGTATTCTGCTAGGCTAAGGA